TATCACTAAAATCAGGTAATTGCCTATCCACCTTAACAATTAATGTGTTCGCAGCAAGTGTACCCTGAGTGTCAACTATTTTATAAATTAAATAAGGCGTTGGATAGTTTGCATTAACCGTATATCCTGTTGTACTAACGCCTAAAGGATTTGTCCATTTAACCAACAATAAATCGCCATTTGATGGTTCATTTACATTAGCAATATAAGTAGGTGCTTTATATAATCTTAATCGTGTTCCACCAGTAACCCCGCTTATTTTAACCATCGCATCCGGCTGTTTAACGTGGTCACTATCAGTAATAAATGTAGTTGAACCACTTGCTATTGTGAAGAAACCCAATGGCGGTGCAGTGTTTTGAATGATTGTCGGTGTTGATGGAACGTTACTAATTAGATTGTATGGGTCGCCAGATAAATTTCGGGAAATAAATGACAATAAACTCGGATTTTTATCTGCTGGCCTTAATACATATGAATAGAATGGCGAATAATTTGGATTAAATAATTTGGCTTTGGCGTTAAATTCATAATCCATTTCGCTATCACCAATAGCATAATATTCGAAGTTCAAATTGCCTTCGGATAATAACTCTCTACCCTTAGAGGTTAATTTAATATTTAAAACAACGGGGTCTTTTTTATCGATGAATGCCATTTAATTATTCTTTACCATAAATACAATTAATTTTATTTTAAACATATACTTTGTCTCTGCATTTTGTCGAACAAATGCTTGGAGCAAGAGTTGCGCTACCAGTTATGCTCTGAATACAGATGTCACTACATGAACCAGCAGAACCTTGGGTTCTATTATTATAACAAATCATATCGCCATATCTTATTGTAAGAATACCATGTGGTGTTGAACAATGCAATGCTGATGATGTTGAAAAAGTACATGCAAGTAAATAAGAACCACCACCATTTGGTTTACAGTAGATATTAAGTTGACTCATACCAATTAATACACCCAATGCTGTTTGATTTATTTGATAACATGCTGCCACACATTGTCCTGATGATAATGCCGGACTAAGATTAATAAATCCAGTTCCACAAGATGTTCCAATACTTGTTATCCTACAAACCGCAAGTGTAATTGGTGTTGCTGGTACTACCTTTGATACACTATCAGAAACAGGACTACCCATAATAGGACTAACCCCCGATGAAGATGTTAGATTAATTATACCAATTCTTCCACAGGCATTAGTTCCAGGAGTTGGAGCAGTAAGCGTTGAACAATAGCATAAAGCATCACCATTCCTTGCAATCACGGTTGGCAATTGTGGCTGAAGCTGAGTATTATTAGTACTACAAACGCATAAATATGAACCACCACCACTTGGCTTGCAATATAAATAGAAATTAGAATTGCCTCCAATTGAGGTTGTTAATGCTGATAATCCAACCGTCACACATTGACCCGCAGGTATTGCTGGTGTGAATCCAATTGTACCTGTTATAATACAAACTGGCGGTGCTGGTGAAAAACCGCTTGCTCTGTTAAGTGTTACCGTAACCCCTAATGCTGATTGAGAAGAACTAACACTACTTGAACACTTAGTTATGTCGATGCTCGGTATTGTTGTACCCAATCCATTAACACCAGTAAGACAGAAATTCGCATTAGCGTTTGAACCATATGTGCCTGCTACCGCAACCAAATTATAACAAATCGTATCACCGCAACATAATGTGAATGAATTGGTTTGTGGAGAAATTTCTGAATTCGTTATACAATCATAATTTACAAAACTACCACTACCGTTTGGTTTACAAGTGAATTGAACGCACGATGCACCTGCACCTGCAAGCGTAACATTTGCCGTATAAGTAACCTGAACCTTTTGGCCTGCCGATAATGCACTTGGATTAATTTTAATACATCCTGTTTTATATACAGCAGGACCACTACTACCAGCAGTAATTTGGTATAAACTAATGACTTTTGGTGCTAAAGTAATGGTTGTACTTGGTATTAGTGTTTGCATGGAAATTATTTTCGAATATTCACAAATCACAAAATCATCATCGGTAATATAATCACGAATTACCACATCATACATTCCATTCGAGTCTAAACCCAAAAACGTTCCATTATTTTGCCAGCCAGAATCATATATGCTACCGAATACACCCGTCACCCTATACTGAATAACACCATTCGCTGACCCAACATTTACAACTCTTATACCATCCAAGAATTTATATACTAAGAAATTTTGATTCAAAAAACAATGATAACCACTACATACTGGTTCATCTGTTGTTGCACCACTAAATAGAATTTCTTTAGCAATACCGCTTTCGATATTAATATAATCAAGAAAATCAATTACTCTTTTATCGTAATCAAGTGTTGATAATGTTTGTAATTGTTCTGTCGTAAGTTGTGGATATGAATATGAGGTTTGGGGTACTGTATCATATATCATTAAAAATGAATTTAATAAACTACATGTAGCCGTACTTCCCGTGTAACTTCCAAGTCCACATGAAATAACACTATTCATTACCAAATTATATTTTCTTGCGTTTGCCATTTTTAAAATAATATGTTTTGAAAATTCTTTTCAGTTTCTTTTATTTCCTTTACGTAGTTATATGAACAATATTCATCACTACACTTTAATTCTTTATGGAATGGTGATATTTGATGTTGTGTTTTTAGAAAATAAACACCATTATTTATAACAGCACCAGCATTATGATAAAGACTGGTTTTTTTCCATCTCTCCGCAACATCTGTTGCCCAACAAAAATCTAATTTTTTTGAAATCTTGGCTTCGTGGCCGAAATACCATGCATTCCATAATACCGCCCACATGTCAGCAGTCCATGCTTGTATTGGGTGTTCCGGATTATATTTATGCGATGTATCTACCATGTGTATAAATAATGCCTCACTATCTTTTTCTACTTTTTTCCAAAAATCAGCATTAACACCTTTCATAACATATTGTGCCCCACCAGCATTATCATCATTATCTTCGACCATTTTTGGGTCAATGCCCACTATATTACACATTTCATTAAATAGTTGTTCTCCCTTGCTCTTAATATATTGAGTATTAATGTATGAACGTGTATCACTTAAATACCAAGTTTTATCTTTTTCAAATTCAGATAACTTTGGTTTTTTTGTAAAAATAACATCTGGGTCAATATAAAAAAACGTTTCTTTTTCCATGTCAGGATATGTTTCAAAGAATTTAGCCAATATATGTGGCCTTAATGATGAAGAATATTGTGGATTCTGTCTTTCATCGCTGAACACATAAAAATTACATTCCGAATTACTCTTTTTTATTATGTCCGTTAATACCGAACTTTTCTGCATTGAACTTTTTCCGAGAATGTAAATAACATCACCATCAAGTCCAAATTTTTTAAAATTGTTTATCTGAACAAGCATTTGCCATAAAAAATAGTTATTATCGGGTAACGCAATTAGTATTTTCATAATTATGGTGTTATTTCATCTTGTACTATTACTGATGGTATAATGGTTGTAATGCTTCCATTCGGTGTAACGCTTGTTACTGATGGTGTTATCGTTATTGATGCGTATGCTCTATTTGGTGGTACTGAAACAGCTAATGACCTAAATACCGTTGTTTCTAAGGTAATTAGAATAACATCACCATTACCAATCGAAACATTTGCATCTGGATTAGTTATATCGGTATTGCCCGAAATTACACTCTGATTCGTCTGATAATAAACCTGACTGCCATTCTTAGTAATGGTTATCGTATCAATGGTTTGATTAGCACTACTACCAGTAATATATAATTTACTTAAGAAACTAAAATTAGCGTTAACTTGATAACCCGGAAGAATTGACGGTGAGAATGATACTTCTTGTACAGTATTTCCATAACGACCAACCTGCGGTCCAGCGTTGATTGAATTCGATACTGATGTTAATTCACTGAGTGACATTACTGATGTATATGGGAATGCTGTTGTTGTGGTAGTTGTGAGAGGATATGTTATAAGCACATTCGTTACCATGAAATTCTCACATAGGTCGCCAACACAAACAAAATCATCGTTCCATTCAGCTTCTTGGCCTAATGGTCGTTTCAAAAAGGTACTCCCATCGTCACCAAAGTACTGTAATTGGTTATCAAAACTAAATATTGTTGCATTATTTGGAGACATACTGGCTATGTGTCCCATGTATACACCTCTCTTATAAGCATATTTTTGTCTGGTAAAGACGGTGTTTCTAACCAGCAATCCACCCTTTCTTTGAATGATTGTTGCGGAGAGTAATTGGTCCACGAACTTCTGGAAGAATGCATTATATTTACTCAAGAATGGATATAAGTTTTCAAAAGTATAGCCATTTGAATGCAACGGATTACTCGCAGGTAATCTGCCTCTTTCAAGATATTGGATATAAACACTCAATAGTGTTGGATACCAGCCACCCTTAAAATCCGTGATTGTTTTTCTATTTGTAGCATTAATTAATCTTCTCTGTATGAATTCAATAAACTCAAGAAATGACATGTTGCTGATATCGCCAAGGCCATAACTATTAGCAATAATTGGGTCAAAATAATCGCTACCCGCAATAATGTAATACGCACTAATAATACTTCCGTATCTTAATCCTCTCGGCAAAAATATTTCATATAGATTATTAACATTAACACTATAATCAGTTCCGGGTTCTAATGCAATACCATCAACTAAAATTTTAACTTCACTGGCATTCTTTATCTTATAATTTAATCTATAAACATATTTATTTGCAGATTGATTAAAATAAATCTTGCTGGTATTAAAACTATCAACCCTAACAATCTCGCTTCTTGCTGCAATGCTCGTACTACCAATAACAGTAACATATGCTACCTGCACATATGGATTAGTAACCATATATGAAATAACCTCCGGATTCTGAATAACAATCTGGCTTGGATTATTAGGGTCAAGAATATAATCAGCAATGAATTGTGGCGTTCCTTTTGTTAAAGCAATACCATTAATCGTTACCTGTACATCACCACTTGGAACTCCCGGCAATTGAAGATTTGTATACGGTAAATTTGGTTTTACCCTTGTTACAGTATATTTTACGGTAACGCCACTAATTGGTTTGGCTGTTGCACCACTATAGATATAAGTCGCTTCAATTACATCTCTTCTATTTCCCGAATTTATGGCATAATTACCATTTAATATTGTAAAACTATTGGTCGTGGCACTATAATCGGCTTGTACTAATTCGGTATATGTGCTACCCGTAGTTGTTCCGCTAAATTCTTTAGGCGCATTCAATAAGATACCGTTAAAACGAACCTCTAAATCACCCTGTGCTTTATCGAATTCAGATGGTAATGTAAATGTATTTTGACTTGGACCAACGGCTAATGAGAGGTTTACATAGGTATATGGCAATGTATATCCACTTGAGTTAGCGGGGAAATCCACATCTTTTATATAACGATAAACATCATATTCAATACCTCTGGCCGTATCGAGTGCAATATCAACTTCCTTTGTGTTCAAAACCAATTTACTGTCTTGCTGGTTGTATTGTGGTGTACTATAATGAACTCTTGTTGTTGAACCAGTTTGAATCCATGATTTCTTATTATCAACGGTTAAACCTAAATCAAATCCCGCTGTACGAAATACATTCATATATTCTTGGCCACTGTCACTATCACCAGCAATTTGGAAATAAAAACTATTGGTTTCCAATGGTGCTTGTGGATACCCTTCAGTATCATACGGCAAAGTATTCGAGGGATAATCGGTAGCAAGTAGTGTTGCTTCTCTTGGGTCTATTTTTCCGTTAACAGTATATACGTATTCGGTGATATTAATGAATGGCTCTGGAATACCAATTAATAAGAACATTGCTTTAATTGCTTCTCTTGTGCCTTTAGACTTCCAAAAATAATTTGTATTCATTAATATTCTTCTCCAAAGTTCAATATTAACTTCAGCAGGAAGTAAATCAACATCTAAACTTCTTTCAGTTTCATTAAATGTTAAGAAACTATTAACTAATTCAGCTTCATTAACCAACGTAAAATAATTCCAGCCAAATGTTCTGGCTAAATTGCTCACCAATTGGTCCGGTATGTTGTTTACTTTATTATAGGTAACTGTGTTGATATTAACTAAAGAATCTATAAATTTCTTTAGCTGGTCAAATTCCCAGCCATAGACTCTTAATAATTTAGTCATTTTATGCTCTTCGGTAATATCGTATGTTTTTAATGATACTGGTGTTAAGAATCTCGCAATTAAATCGGTTTTAATGCTATCATATTTACCACCAATTGTTAGCAAGGAATTCAAGAAGTTCTGATATTGCGAGCCAGTGATGTTAATATTATAATCATCCGTTGTTGGCCAAAACATTGTTGCATTAGAATAGGTGATATTGCCATCATCAAGTAGCGTTGGTTCATTAAGCATGAATTTAAATCCACTTGTAGAACCAGTTACTCTTTGTGAGACAATATATTGTTCATAATTTGTTAATAATGCTCTGTATTCCTCAAAAATTATATTATTTGGTTTAACGTGAAAATCGAAATAACCGTTACCTGTTGCAGTAACTCCGCTATTAAATGCAAATGGATTGCCAAAAGTCTTAACCACAACATATGGAATACCATCAGTATCACCAGTAAAACCAATAACCGGATATGAATTGCTGGGCGCATATTTTGACCAAACCACGTACTTATCGTATGATAAATTAAGGTTTTTTATGGCCATATTATCGGGCACACTCGTATTACCCATGTTGAACACCAAACTAAACGGATTCTCTATGTATTGTGAAGGTATTTCAAATATCGCTGTATTATCTAATGGATTATAGGTAAAATTACTAATAGTTATATTACCGCCCCTTGATAAATTTGAATTCGCAAATAAACTTCCGGGATACCCCAAAATAATTTCCTGAACAGCAATTCTTAAAAACTCATAAGTACTACCGAATTTAACATATGTATTTAAATTGGATTTATTGAGATTTAATACGGCATTCGTATTGTATTCATTAAATATTGTTGATTGTACTTCATTCACGCCCATTGTTTCTAATGTAACCGGACGAACAAAGGAACTTAAAGTATTGGTGTAGTCAATATACTTTCTACCCTGGAAATTAGATGTAACAGCAAAGCTACCGAATTGAAATATTGTTTCGGAAGCCGTATTATTGAAATTTGTACCGTTTAAATTTTGGTCGAGATTTGTATTAACTACTTTTACTTTTGCCACAATCTTTACATTTTACTATAAATACGATAATATAAAAAATCCCAATGGTTTAGATTGGGATTTTTCTACATGTATTTTGTTTCTAATTATTGAACATCGCTTACAACATCATTGAAGTTTTGTGTTTCATCGATGTTTGTTCTCTTTTCTTTTACTTCATATAATGGAACATCAGTTACATTATCTTTTATCTCAAATAAGTTAAATTGATTTGTAATAACATTATTTTCATCGTAATACGTTAATATTCCGTTCTGTACGTCCTTAACCTGATTACCAGCAAGAATATTTGAAAGCGTATCAATTGTGTTTTGAACCATATCTATTTCAATCACCAATGGTGAGAAAAATGTGTTTGATAATAATATTGTCTGGCCAGGATTTCCTATGAATGGCAATACGTTTGGCTTTACGTCTGATGAACTACTCGGTGTTAATTGCAAGAATAATAATGAACCAGCATCATCGAAACGATATCTGATGGCCTTTTGTGAAGTATTTCCAACGTTTTCACTTACCGGAACAACCTTATTTGAGGTCGCTACGTATCTTACCGTGTTTCTTAATTTACTTCCATTAGTATTGATGTATTCTACTCTATATCCTTGCAATGCATTATTTACTCTCAAGTTTGTCGGTAATGTGTTTATATCCAAAACAATTCCCTTAATGCTTGGTAATGACGATAATACACTACAATCAATAATCACAGTCGTATATGTTGTTGGCTTAATATAAATCGTATAAATACCCAATTGATTAAATGTGGAAGCTGGTAATCTGAGATTATAAAGTCCCTCTAAAAGATTTTCATTTCCACTTATTTGTTCGGTGTCCGGAAGATAGTTATATGAAAGAACTTCCAATGAATTCAAGGGATAAATTATATTGTTAACTACATCCCTACTCGGAGTATAATTATAATATACACTAATATCTGAAATATTAACGTCTGAGGGTCTTACTATGCCATATGTTCCAATTGCCATACTTTATGTATTATTATTAATGTTAAAGAAATTACCGCCAGCATAAGTTTCTAAATCAATAAGACTTTTCATGTATTCAAGTCTATAATTCTTATCAAATGCAGATAATTCTTGTCTGATTATAAATACATCATCATATATTTTTGGATTGCTGATAATGTTTTCTTTATTTGGATTTTTATAAATCGGCCTGTTAATAAAATTAGGACTATTATACCCTTGGCCAGTGAATGTAAATGTTGTACCAACTGTAATCCCATCAACTATTATATCAATATACTGAATACCGCCAATATAATAAATAATAGATTCATTTTCATTTGAAAAGTTATAATCAACACCATCACTACTATAATTACCGCCCCCAATATATTGGTCCGCAAACACAATTGTTATTGTATATTTTCTCAATTCTGAAAGTCGGCTTGGTGATGTTCCATTTATAATAACTGATGTTGACGGTATTTCGGTAGTACCGCTAACATCACCATCGGAATACCCCATAGGTAACCCGCTATCTTCTAAGGTAGTTCCACCACTTAATAGCGATTTAAACACCCCGATGTTAGACTGATTAACGATAATATAATCAAAACCAATTGTTCCCATAATTAATCCGTATATTCTACAGTTATCCAACCACGATTAGTTGCCGTACTATAACTTGCATTATCAAAAAGGCCACCAGTTCGTCTCGCTAACATAACTCCCGTATATGGGAAAATAACAAATCCACCAGCAGGATGGTATGTTACATTTATCGCTAACATTCCCGGTGCCGTTCCCTCTTCATCAGCAAGTAAATCGGTTACAGTTTTCCCGTTATCGCTTATTATTAATGCACTAACGCTTCTTATTTTTCCAACGGGTAATGGTAGTGCAACAAAGCCTGATGACCCAGAATATAATTGAATGGGATTCAGTGTAAACGCATTAGTATTCATATCCCAAACGCCAATTTCTTTCACCATTGTCTTTAATATGGTTGCAGTGGGTACAATTAAATCCTTGAGATTATCTAATGTTATATTTTTAGCAGCCTCACCAGCCTTTCCATAAGCGAACTTCATTGAGCCATCTGGTGTGCCTTCATCTAATTCAAATAGTTTTTTATTCATGTTAAAAATTTTTATTGTTCAAATAAATCATCGTTATAATCAGCAAAAACCAACTCATCGTTATCAACAAAATAAAATCCTTCCGCAACCGCTTGTTCCTGAACCGTTATTTCAGTAATATCCGGAATGCTCGGTGGCATATATGCATCAAAAAAACCTATGTCTGGTGATTCTGCAATTAAATTGATTTTAAAATAATAAAACAAATTGGGGTTTGCATCCGGAATTATAACCCTGCAATTACCAGTACAACTAACAGTTGTTCCGGTTGTCAGAACCCTTTCTATTGTTTTCTTTATGTATTCCATTATGATACACTCTTTCTCAAATAAACTTTTATGTCCTTCTCAGGATATTTTATTTCAAACATCGAATTTTCTGCCGAATAAATAGTATTATTAATAATCTGAATCTCACCAGTCGAAGTATTTGTTATTGTCTGAGAAATAACGTTATTAGAATATTGGCCACCGACCTTATTATATACCTTAATGCTTATAACATTTATAACGCCATTGGCTTTCGATATTTGGGTTTGTAGTGGTGCAAGAAAAATATCCTCGTTCATTTCATAATTATTAACATTAAAATAATTCCTAACAATGTTGATTATACTATTGGCTATCTGATTATCCGCAATGTTTTCAACATAAACATCAATATCAAAGGCCAAATTAAATATCTTACCATCATTTATTTCAATATAATCATTTATCATGCGAAACTCAGTCAGATATTCGCTAATATTTTCTTTTAATAACGTATTGCTTGTATTTGAAAGTTTACCATCAGAACCAATACCAAGAATAGATAAAACAACTTTATTATTTTCTTTGAATGCGTTTGCTCTGAATGGCGACCCGTATCTTCCCGGCATCTTATATACTTGTAACAAATAATCAGTAAGAGTAACATCTCTCATTTGACTTGAGAAATTATATTTGATTAACTGTCTTATTTGCTCTGTGCTTAATCCATCGTTACCGCCAATTGCGGGAATAGGATTGGTTGCTTTCAAACTTCTTTGTACACTCTGATTGAAATCCTGACGTGAACCAACTACCCTGAGAGCATATGCACCAAGTTGTGTTAATACGTTTGCACCAAGATTTGAATTTGAGCCACCACCTGTTCTATATCTTACAAATAACGTATAATTTGCTTTTAATTTCTCGCCTAAAGCTGTGTTATTTAAGAAATTATCGAGAAACGCAGCATTGCTTACACCTTCTTTAATAAAACCATTTTTAAACGCATCCGCATCGGCATCTCCCGAACCAAAAGTCAATACGCAAAATCCATTGGGTGTGAATTCTTTCAAGAATTTCTTCGTAACATCCATCCAACGGCCTGCTCTAATGCCAAAAGTATTTGTCGCACTAACTAAACCACTAACACTATTTGTAAATATCTTTTGTTGCGCAAGATAATCGACCTCATAATATTTATTTTCGCTTGTATAAAAATCCGATAAAGGTGGATTCGCAGTATAATTTGTACCCTCTAATAGAATAATACTATCTATTTCAATTACATCTGGGTCTGGAAGCGTTATTTGGAGGAAAGGTACGATATCATTAGAGTTTATGATTCTTTTATACACACTCGTAGAACCATTAATAACTACTTCTCTTTTTGTGACCTGATAACTAACAACAATACCGTTTGAATCCAAAAATGGAATAATTGAACGATTTGGGTCGCCTAAATTGCTTACTGGTGAGGCCCAATCAATCGTATCTTGAGTTTCAAATACCTTACCACCACCAAGAACCTGTGCGCCTGGAGCAAGTACCGGATAGTATGAAGCATCTGGCCTATCACCAAGTACAGGAACTGTTACAGAGAAGTCAATAACCGTAACCGATGGCCTACGTGCGGGAATATTGAATCCCATGTTCTTTGCTATGTTCAGCAAAGATGACCTTTGTTGCGCATACTCTAATTGTGTTTCCTGAAATGCTCTATCGGTATTAATTGCTAAGTTGTTGCCAACACCAGCATTGAGGTCAATAAGCATCGCACCAACACTTGAATCGGTGAAATCTGAAAGTACTTCCGGATATGCTTGTCTTATATAAGCAAGTAAGTCCGTTCTTATTTCTCCGAAAGTCCTACTTCCGTATTGTATTACATTTGTTGTTGTATTTGTTGCCATATTTTATGTCTTAAAAATTCAAATCTAATTGACCACTTTCTGTAAAAGCATCTTCTGTATAAGTAAATTTAATATTAACGTTTAATTGATTATCAGAAATTTTAGCACCTTGGTCATCTATGTTCCAATTAAATGCAATATTTGTTATCTTTAATGCCGGAATATATGTTGATACAGTTTCTCTAATTTCTTGCTCAACATCTGTTGCGGTTAAACTATCATTTGGTTCGAAAATAAATTTTATTAAATTCGTACCGTAATCTGGTTCATAATATCTTTCACCCTTTTGTGTGAGCAACAATAGTAATAAGTCAGAACTAAACGCCTCTTTAGTCACCTGAGTCATTTGAAAATAAGTATTCGTACTTAAATTGTCGTTAATAGGAAATTTGATATTATAACTAATCATTATTAAAGATTTTTCTATAAATACTTATAAATAAAAAAATCCCGACAATTTTGTTGTCGGGACTTGTCTGAACTCTGTCGGAATTATTGCGAAATACCTTTTTTTCTACCACGTTTACCTTTCTTCGCTGCCTTTTCTTCATCTTCCTTCTGCTTTTTGGCATCATAAAGACTTTTGATTGACTCATGTAACCGGATAATTGGAGTATCACCGTACTTCTGTAACACACCTGTATGGGTATTGAAATCCGTCTTTTCTACTGATAGCGCATCACTGTCGCTAACACCAACACCAGCAAGACACTCATCAATTGCAATTCTCTGCATGTCTTCCGGTAATTCACAGAAAACTTCCTCATTAATAATTACCGCAAAGTTTATTCCATCACTGAGAGTTTCAGTAAGGTCATTTGATTTTCTGAGTATAACAGGCTCTTTCTTTTGTTTGTTGTTACAAAGAACCTTAAACTCAACCCATTGAGGAATTGTTGTTTTTTCCCTGATTTCGTCAAATAATTTTTCTACTTCGGGGGATGCTTCTAAAAATTTTGCCATAAATAATTGTTTTTAATTGTTAATACTACTATACTTCGATTTAATTTTTGCAATTTGTTGTGTTAAGTCCGTAAAGATAGGATTATTTTCTTGAATTTCCTTAGAAAAATTGGTTTCTAAATCAACAATAAATCCCATCATGTCATTAATGCTCAATTGAACCATATCCTCTATCTCGATAAGTGTTGCGGTTTGCTTTTCTGCAGCATCAATAAGGTCAGCAATTCTCTTGTTCTCAGCGTCCTTCTCTTTAATTTCGAGCATCTTTTTTTCATAATCAACATTAAGTGCTGCTGCTTCTTCCTCAGTAACGCTTTTAATCGCACCCTCTTTAATTGCTGCATCAAATGCAAAATCAAGTGCTCTGGTACTTTTCCTTTCGTCCGCAAGTTTATCTACCTCAATAATTTTTTTCGCTGCTTCGGAGTTAAAATCTCCGGTATCCACAGATTTTTTCAAGTTTTCTAAAAATGGTGATAGTGCCATACTATTTAAATTTAATGTAAACCCATGTTTTCCATTTCAATTCCTTCGAATTTCCATACTTCATGAGTATCGTTATGTATTATTCTCTTTCTGAATTTAATAATTCCAAATCCCATCAATTGGCCATAATTATCCCTCAGATATATTTCTTTCATGTCAACCAATTCATTGAATATCTCCGAATTTTCGGTGATACCCGATGTCTTGAACTTCAAGGGGATAAAAAATTCTAATACTCTGTATTCAAAACCAAGTTTTTTCACGTGCAAGAACTCGGTTAATTGTTCAATTTTATTTACCACATCATCATTCTCACGATGAACCTTAATAGGAAATTCGAATTGCTTTGACTTCCGGAAAACATCAACAACCTGATATTCAAAGTCCGCATTTTCTTCTTTGGGTTTTTCCAGTACATCCATGATATTTGTTAGGCCGACCTCAATTGGCTTGTTATTGAACATGTACAACAATTCATAGTCATCGTCTTTGGTTCGTCTTTCTTCGAACTCCAAAGCCAGTACCTCACCAACCGTTTTACCTGCGTGCTTATGCTTTTCATCAAAGAAACCATAGTGTTCATACCTACGTCCATATTGGTCCTTCATGCCATATGAAGTACCGTACTTATCGGCTGCAACCGCCATTTTATGTGGTGTTGCGGTTCGCATGAACTTATCTGCCTTCTTTAGTAATTCATAATAATCCTTGACGTACTTTTCATCAGTCTGGCCAGCATAGAACTTTTCGAGTAAAGGATTGTGATGTAACTTTCTCGTTTCCTTCTTATCCTTTTCATTTAAGTCATTTGGGTCAGCCTTAAGTATATCGATTTCAGTATTGTATAATGCAATACTAATATAAATTAAGATAGAATGTATCTTAATATAAAACCAGAAATATATTCTCTTGAAAAAATTAATCATGATTAACGAATACTCATTACACGTTTATTCAAATCCACTGCTTTATATAATGCGGAAACATGTTCATCTTCAAGATTTCCCAGATTTTTCTTAAATGTATTAAATTTAATGATTTCCAATCTTTTTTTCATGTTAGAAAGAACGACTTTCGCACGTTTTTCTTTAGCAGCATTCCATTTGGATTCAAACCTATTTCTTAGGTTTTTAAAATACTCAATAAAAAATATTTTCCTTTTGGGTTTGACATCATTTTTAGAATAATTTTTATAGAATTCTCCCGTTTCGTCCATTTTAAAAAGGATTTGGTCTCCCTTTATTCTACTGATACGAGCCGTGGCAATTCTTTCGATATCCTTAACAAAATCTTCTTCGTCATCACGATGATTAATACCAAAATAAAAATCTTTTGCAATTTCCTTTTCTTTTTTAATGACAAGTTTTTCGAAGTCGGACCTACCCCTTGGCACAGCCTTTTCTTCTCTGGTAACATCGATTGCCCATTTTTCAACACCATTTAATTTATCCGAAACAGTATCAAATTCCAATGGCTTATTAAATCCTTTGAGTTTTGAGAGTAATTTAATTAGAACATCAATTAAGTAATCAGTAATGACGTGTTTATCAGATTTTTTTAATTCTACAAGATTAAACGCATTATATTTCAACTTAATGAATTTCATTTTCAATTTACTTAAATAATCCGTTTTTTTATAAAACTTTAATTCGGTATAATCACTAATGAGTTTTGAGTTATACAATATTTTAGCATACCTATTAATAAGATGCTCATCATTCTGAATGCTTTTTCTGGGATTGTTGTTAATTAATTGACTAACTCCCGCATATATTTTACGATATTCAAAATAACATAAAACTTTAATTAATATATTTTTCATTTTTTTGTTTTTAAACTACTGCTAATGTTTTTAGAACTGCAGCACGATAGAACTCGGCACGTCTTTTAGTTACATCGGCCAAATTATATTCGCTTTTGAAGTCCTCGTAAAGTTGGTCACCAATTTGTTTACGCAAATCAGCATCCAATATAAGTTTCTTTAAATACTTCTGCCAGTACTTATGTGCATTCTTT